CGCACCATACGGTGCGTCAGCGCAATCCTTTGCGTCCATTTCGGCTCTGTTTCTCCGGCTTTCGCGGGAGTCGGTAGAGGTTTAAAATGAAAACACAAGAAGCTGTCATTGGAACTTCTACATATTCTTTAGTTGGACAATATAGCAATGGAGATCCATATAATAGTGAGATCTCTAAAACTACATCGTTAACTGGGTATATGTATACTTCTGGGCAACTTACTCCTAATTTTCATAAGAAAGTTAAGAGTGGTGCCCTTCTTCCCTATACGAATTTCGAACAAATGACTTACGATTGCTACTCCATTTTGGGGTCACGCTCTCGGTCAGATGACGATGGTTCGTTCTGGAATGCTGTTCCTGGACATTATATAAATTCTACTCCTCTTACTATTGAAGAGTTCACTGCTGGTATCAGCAGTGATGCACACGAGTATTTACAAAGAGCAGCTGCTGTTATTTCGTCGCGCGGTTATGATGCGCTGACTGCTATAGCAGAGTTTGCTTCTGTAGCTCGTTTGTTTCAGAATTTATTAAACTCGTTCCTTACTCTTCTCTCGAACTTTAGACGTCTGAATCTCAAAGAGATCTCAGACCTTTGGCTAGAAGGAAGATATGGATGGCGTACGCTTGTTTATGATATAATATCATTCAATGATACGCTAGAAAATCTCTCGTCCTTCAATCGCTCTAGGTATACTGAGCGTCAGGGCGGAAGATATTCTTCGAGTGACTTCTTTGAGAATTACTCATCTGGCTCATCGTCTGGACTCCATGTTCAGACTGATAAGCTCTACGAGTATGATGTATCGGTACGTGGAAGTATTACTGCAGATATAACTGTTGATGCCTTCCAATTTAATCCAATTGTAACGGCTTGGGAGCTTGTTCCATTCTCCTTCGTCGTTGATTGGTTCATTTCGGTCGGCACAGCTATACAAGCAGCTTCGTTCTCGTTACGAGTTCGTGGCTACACTGCAGCTCTTGGATACCAAGTTAAACTAAAGCGGACCATTGAGAATTATCTCGTTGGCACCGACTCTGGTATTTCTGGGTCATCTCAAGCATCTTCCGTTGCTACTGGCATCTATTCTCTCCGTGTTCCATCCTCAGTTTCACTACGACCGCGGCTACACGTTAAATTAGATTACCTAAAAGGTTTAGATCTTTTAGCTCTAATCTATCAACGCTTACCTAGGAGGTAGCTATATGGCAGCTATGACAACTGCCCTCACTGAGTTTTCCGATAATGGAAACCAGCGTACTTCAACCGTTTCTGGCCATACGGCAGCTAAGCCGCGCTTAGTTATTCAGAAACGGACGATCCCAAGTTCCTCGACTAGCTCTGTTTCGTACGAAGCCTCAGTCATATATGCAACTGAGGACTCCGATGGAAACATTCTACCAGGGAAAGTCGCTTTCACTGCGTCTGTACGTTACCCTATACAGGGAGACAGCACTGACTTATCAGCTGCCCTTGTCATCTTTCGCGACATTGTCGCAGGTGATGAGTTTGAGGCTTCTGTTTCAAGTACAGGCTGGCTGTAACTCCCACCTTAAGATTAAATTCATTCTTTCGGTGAGAGTTACTTCATATTAGAACAGTGATTTATCAGGAGATTCCGCAATGGAACTTCAAGATCTAGTCTATGGCACGTGCCACGACTATGTTTGCGACATGCACCACGCCTTCAGTCTTGACCAGTATAATGTTATTACTGGCAAGCTGAGAGCGAGAGACTATAAAGGTCTCTCTGGCGTTTCCTCCTTATTCGACCCTGCTAAGCAGGGGGCCGAGTCTCTGAGAGCACTCCTTCAGGTTGAAGCATTCTTTAAAAAGAATGCTATCTTCTCTGATAGAGATGCGTGCGTTAGTCATGCGCTTAGTTCTTTTCTCACTAGTGAGAAGAATTGTGCTGTGACTAATAACCGCCTAGAGCACTACAGCGAGTCAGATGTCCATTCGATACATATAGAACGGATGATCTCGACAATCGGTAGATGCCTTGGCTCTTTTGAGTCGTTCCTTACCGAGATTCCTCGGCATTGGAAAGTAGGGAGTGGTGCTACATTAGCCCTGGCCCGGAAAAAGAGTTTTCCAAACGTACGCTTAAGGCGGTATGTCCAGTGCAATGCACCGTGCTTACCTTACCTTAATGCTGCACGTTCCTATATGGGTCTTAGACCTCAAGTAGGTGGAACAACTCCGTTCAATCGGGTCGAGTTCGTACCTAAATCTTGGAAAACGCATAGAACAATAGCCTGCGAACCTGAAGGAAATTCCTTCATGCAAGCAAGCTTCGATTCGTATTTGCGAAAACCCCTAATTCAACACTTCGGTGTTGATTTGAGGCACCAAGATCGCAACCAACAGCTTGCGTATGAAGCGAGCCTCTCAGGTCAACTATCCACCGTCGACCTCGAAGCTGCTTCAGACTCTCTCAGCTTGAACCTTGTGCATCTCCTCTTTCCGAGGGAATGGGCGAAGTTTCTTTGCTGTATTCGTAGTCCATTTGGGCGTTTGCCCTCTGGAATCATACGATACGAGAAGTTTGCATCTATGGGAAACGGAACAACTTTCCCCATTGAAACGCTGGTGTTTGCGGCTGCTTGTGAAGCTTTGGGTTCGAAACAGTTCTGTGTCTATGGTGATGATATCATCATTGAGACCGACCTAGTTCCGTTCCTCGTTTCACTCTTAGCCTACCTTGGGTTTAACGTTAATAGTGATAAAACACATACTAGCGGCTTTTACCGTGAGTCTTGTGGCCACCACTATTATAAAGGGGAATACATAACCCCTCTTTATATTAGAGATTTGGACAGGCGTAAGCCAAACCTTAGTCTCTTCGTTAATAACCTTTGGCGAATGGTTCCTTTTGAGGGTAAAGTCTGGGCTCGTGCTGTTAACATCTCACAGCACTTTAAGCTCCGTCCCTCACCTCAATTAGGAGACATGTTGTCCGGAGTGCACGTAAGTGCATATCACGGATATCGGCATAAGCTCATTCGATCCGACCTTAGGGATAGAATGTACATCCCGTGCGTCCGCGTGTATTCTTACCGTACTATACGGAAACGATACACCGACGTTCGTTCGTACCTTCTCTGGTTTATTTATAAATCAGCAAACCCTTGGGATATGGATCATGAGAGCAGCGGGTACTCGCTTGGGACACATAAGTACGCGTCCAAGTGGGTGAGCTACTCTGTAGCTCAGGGCGGGCCTGACCATGCATTCGCATGGTCAGACTTTTACTTCGCGAAAGCCAAGTAAATTCCGTAGGATGGATCCTAGTCAAG